GCATCCAGGTTGACCGCTCGTTCAATCGGTCTCGAATATATTTAATCATCGCCCGACTCCATCATCTTTGCCAAACGCTCGGCACGACCGCCGACCTGTTTCGCCCACATACTCGCCCGCATACCCGCCGCAGCATCTTTCCAACGTTTATCGTGCACTGCGTCGAGCGTGTTTTTAAATCCCGATAGGCGACGAATGCCCAGATTAAAACACATATTCAGCATAACGCGGGACCGGATCGGATCGTCCACCACGGCAAGCCACCACGGCTGACGCCCGCATTCCTTTTTTACCCTGGCGATATCAGACGCCAGCAGCGTGTAAGCCTCGTCCTTTGAGATCCCCACATCGTCAAGATTGCGCCCGACACCAATTGTAGTTTTTCCTGCGGTGCATTTATAGGGTTTTAAGCGTAAACCCTCATCCTTGACCAGCTCCGCAATCAGTTTTGCATCATCCATTTGCCGTCTCCGTGGCTAGCCGGTTGATCCTTGCAAGGCTGCATGTAGCCCGCTCAATTTCGCCGTCAATCTTGTGATACGTTATGGCTTGCATATCACGCTTGGACCGATAGCCCGATCCGTGATGCCATGCGTCTGAAGCCGCCAGCGTCCGCATATATTCGACTGTGCAGCCGGTGTATTCCTTCACGTCTCGGTGGTGAACGTGGCCGACGATCCAAACGCGATGCTGATCTGCCTCCCACCAGTGCGCTGCGTCGTTTGCCATGATCATAGGCAAATCTTTGCCCTTAGCCCCGTCGCCGTGACAGGTGCCGATCAGGTTTTTTCCAAACAAATAATACCAGTATGGATTAGGGCTTGTGATCACCTCGACCCGTGGTTCGGATTCGTAGTGCGCTTCCATCATGAGCGCGATCATCAATGCCGTCTCTGGATCGTGATTGCCGGGATCAATCCGCACGATAACCTTGGCGTGTTTCTCCAGCATCCGGCGAATGTGATGGCGCTTGCATCGCATAACAACACGGATAACCTCAGAGTGACGGCCCACAACATCAAGGTAATGGCCCGAACCTGGCGTCCGGTTCTTGTTGTTATCGGCATGTGTCGAATCACCCTTATCGTTGTACAGCGCCAGCGCCGAAGCTGGGGCCGCGTCAACCAGCCGATCAATCGCCGCGCACGTCACCCGCTCAAATTCGGCCAAGTCGAACCGCGCTTCGGTCTCAGCCTCCCACGAATATAGCCCCGCGTGCGGATCTCCTTGGGGATATACCGTCAGGATATCATCGTCCGAATAACCGCTGTACGGAATCGGAATCGCGGAAATCATCTCGTCGCGCATACCCAGAACGCGAGCGTCCATCTCGGCTTGCTTAGCCTGCGCGGATGGCTCCTGAATCAGCCACTGGCCCGAAGGTTTGCCGTCTTTGTTGTAATATGTTGACGCCCGCTTGACCATGAATCCCGGCGCAATAGGTCGGGTTAAGTCTGCGTCTGGAGCATATCCGGCGGTGGCTGCTTTCAGTTTCACCATCATTAAAGAGCTAGTTATAGCAGTCTTACCCACGTTTAGCGCCGTCGCCGCCGCCCGTGCCGATCCGTAAGTATTAATGGCCTGTAGATATTCCTTTTGGCGTTCCGTCGCATAGGCGAATAACGCCTCGTCGATATATCCCGTTGGACCAGCCATGCGGCCTCCTACTTGTCAGCTTTACCGTCTAGCTTCGTCCATATTTTGTCCAGCATGTCTAATACACGCTGCATATCAGACTTAAAGTCATCTTTTGTGACATATGTTTTTGGCAGTTCTTCACGCAATTTAGCTAGGTCGGATTTCAATTCCTTGACTGCCGACCACATTTCTCTAGCGAACCATCCTAGAACGCCAGAGACTAAAACAAAGCCGACGTTAACAACCGCTTGAGGTTCCATTACGCAATCACTTCCTCGGCTTGGACCAAAAGCGATCCGCTAGGCAGATCATACGCTGAAGCTGTAAAATTGAAAAGTCTAACTGTGGCTGTATTTGAAGCTGTGTATCGAGCGGTCAACATCATCGCTTCCGTCGTAAGACCGATGAAATTAGCCGATAGAAGCCAGTTCCCCGTATCCAAGCCAGGCACCGTGACAGCGTAGTCAGCCGAACCAGCTGGGGCGATGCTGGCGGGGTTGACGGCAGAACGTCCTTCAATGCGGCGTCCGCGAAAGTAGGTGATGGTGGACCCTTGAAAGTAATAAGGCCCAACGCGATTGCCAAAACAATCGTTATCAACAATTTTCAAGCCAACAAGCAATGACGAATTTGTGCCGATGCCGTAACCCTGCGTTCCAGATGCCCCGTTTTGATCAAAGCAACGGTTATTAGAAACTAACGTATAATTACCGTTATATGTAGCGTTTCCAATAGGCAGTGAAATTCCGGGGATGGTATAGATGCTCAATGTGGCCCAATATTGACTGTTATCAAAAACTATATTTCCAGAACAAATGCCACCTTGTGAGCCAAAACTAATGCCATTGCTGGCGTTATAGTAGCACACGTTATTGAGACATTGTTCGTAAGAACCCCACAATTCAAACCCGCTAGGAACGGTATTATTTGTATCGGGACCAATATATGTATTGACATATGGCGTACCCGCAAGCGTGCAGTAGCCCATACGGGTTGTTACGTTATTAGAATAAATATTTTTTCCAACATTAGTAAACTGTTCAGATACAAACGCGCCGCCAAAAATTACGTTACGCAACACGTTACTGAAGATATTGGAGTGTCGTATAGTTATGTTAACGCCTCCGCCCTCCATATAGTTTTGGCTAATTTCCACACCTTCGCCAACAACGCTAGGTGAATTTGCTGCGTAGGTTATTGCTTGAACTTGAGCTCCGCCATAGTGAGCTGTGCAAGACGAACCTGGAACGGCGGGAAAGGATGCTGTAGGAATGCTGATATAACCACGACCGTTGGTCGAGAACGATATTGTTGCCGGGTCTACTGCGCCAGTAGCGGTGGTGCTGTACGTAAACGCCGCTTGGACGCCGCCAACGCCACCAGGTGCCGAAATGGTGCCAACAAGGCCGGTGGTGTTAAGTGGTCCGCCAGAGCCGGGAACCACCGTGGTCCTGTCAATCCATGCGCCAACGAGTTGAGGCATGACAATGCTATTTCCGCGAATAATTGCGTAATTCATTGAGTTGCAAGATATGCCAAATTGATCGCCGTTAATAATGCTGTTGTTTTCAATTCGAGCGTTATGGCACCCAAAAAAGTTAATTAGCGCGTTTTTTGTGCCGACCAGCGATCCGCCGTCAATCGTCAGGTTCTCAACCACAATGTCGTCGGCGTAGGTGGCGTTGATCATGCCGGTGCCGGATAGCGCGGTCTTCAGCTTCAAGATTGACGTTGCGCGGTTCTCACCGATCAATTGCTTTCCGGTCGTCAGCGTGATGCCGGTGATCAGATAGGTTCCGGCTGGAATATAAACCGCGCCGGTGGAATTCGTGATCGCCCGCTGCACCGCCAGCGTGTCGTCAGCAACGCCATTGCCGACCGCGCCATAATCCTTGATGTTCACGATCTGGCGCAGTTTCGCACCGACCGTGGTTGTCGTTGCAGCGGCCCCGGTGCCTTTATGCCCAACAAGATCCGAACCGCCCGAAACTGCCAGATCAGCGAGAATCGCGGCCTCGGCTGCGGCGATCTGCGAGTAGGTGGTGGAGTTCGTCAGCGACGTGATAACCGTTGCGGATTTTTTATTCTTCACCGTCAGCGAGGTATCAGCCGCCGTCCAGATAATCGCCGGGGTGCCGTTGTTGTACGGGAAACCGTTTTTTGTGCGTACAGGCTGGGAGACGGGAATCGTAAGCGCCTCGTCCCAATAAACCGTTGTCGGGTTTGTCTCGGCAGGCAGACCGGCCACGCCAAAATACAAATAGCCCGACTGCAGCGGGGAACCGTCGCGGTCGCTGAAGAATGAATAGGGCGACTGGATTGAATAGCTCATTGGGGCGGTTCCTGCGTTAGCGTTGGTTGCGCTGGACGATCTGTTTTGATTAGTTTTTGGACTTCGAGCTTAGTTAGTTCCTTGTCCAGTGCGGATCGAATCGTTCCGACAACGGGACCAACGACCGGCGCTTTAGATAGAGCCATCATGCCCATTTTATCCAAGGCGTTTAGAAGTGCGCTAGACGTGCCAGAATAATTTACTGAGCCAGGCGGTGCGGTAAACAGATCTTGAGCCAAGGCGTTAACGGTTCGCATAAGTTCCGCGCCCTGCTTGCCAAGGATCAAATCCATCTTGCCGCCAGATTCTAGGTTCTTGATCGCGGTATTCAAAGCAGCAGGAGAAATAACAACGCCGCCCGTTTCGTCTCGTGTGATGCCCTTATAAGCCTGATCGCGCAGATGCTCATAGGTCGCGCCCTGCAATTCACGCCAAGCCTGTTGACCTTCTGGACCGGCACGATCCATCAAGGATTTGACGTGCTTCAAGCTATCAAACGGGGTGCCAGGCGAGATAATCCGATTGACCAGATTTTCATAGGCAACGACCCGATCAGCCGAATTTTTCTTAGTGCCGATGATCTCGCGCACCAATCCGATATCTTCGAAATCTTCGCGGTATTTTACCCGTGCGGCCCGCGCCTGTTTGTAAACGTCGCCGCCAGCCGTAGCCGTGGCTTCGTCAATAATCCGCTTTAGATCACTGCCATAAGCCGCGTTAGGCGTTCCAAATTGGACTTTTTGATTGATTGCCTTACGAACGTCTTCAAGCGCACCAAGGGAAATGACGCCAGAACCCGTTGGATCGTTTTGTAGCAGTTCCTCTTTGACCGCAGATAGGATCGGCGCAAGTGTGTCGCGTGTCGTTGGCGTTTGACCATCAATGAATTCTAAGACAGAGGCATAAGGCACGGGTTCGCGCAATTCACCAGCCTCGCCAGCCTTGGTATATAGCGACTTGATCCGCGTCTTTTCCGTCTTTGCTAATTTACTCAGCGCCTCATCAAGGATTACGCCTTTTGCATACGGATCGACCCAAACATTTGACCCGGTGCCATCAACGAAATTCTCGAAATTCTGGCGCAAAACGTCTTGCTGCTCTGCCAGTTTGTCACGGATAGGACCACCGACTTCGCTATTCTTAGCCAGTTCCCGCGCCCGCTGCTGATCGGCAAAACTACGGGATTTTTGAAACTGCGCCAGTTCAATCGGGATCGGCAATTCAGCCGCCCGTTGTTCGCGGATTGCGGCCTCTTCAAGCGATGCAGCGCCGATAGATCCCTTAGCGCCAAAACGCTCGCCAGCTTGGAACACGCGGCCCGCTTCAGGTGCGGCAGCTTCGGCGGCGGTGACAATTTCAGGGGTGGCGGCGGCGACTGCTGGGCGAGCACCAGGCACCGCCCGCCTTGCCATGCCTGTTAGGCCGGTTGCGGCAAAAGGTGAAATGCCCGCAGCCAATCCAGCCGCAGTTTGCGCGATAGGACCACCGCCCGCTTGGCGTGTTGCTTCAGCCGCGCCAGCGCCCGTAGCGCCAGCAATCGTAGTTGCAATAGGCTGTTGCGCCAGCGCCTTACCAACGGCCCCAGCCAAGCCCTTAGCGCCCTGCACGGCCATACCGCCGCCAGCCGTCAAAAGCGCACCCGTAGCACCTTCGATAATCTGTTGCGCCAGAAGATCCGTTCCGCTCGTTCCGCGTTGTGGCAGACCGATTGCCGTTGCGGTTCGCTCGGCAACGTCGCGATATGGCGTTGGAGAATAGCGTTGATATCCGGCAACCACGTTTGCCAGAGTGTTGACAGGCGCGGCGACAATATCGGCCATGCCGCCTAGGCCCGTGGCAATGTGGCGGATGCCGATACCAGCGGATTCTAGGGCGGTGCGGGTTTGGGGCGCAGCCTCTGCCTTCAAACCAAACCTAGCCTGAATCGCGGCCTTGGTTGCAGCATTGGCGTTTTTATAGTCACTGCTAGACGCAACGTGTTTGCTAAAAATAGCCTGTTTTGTGGCTAGGTTTGCATTGACGTAGTTTGGATCTTTAAGAATTTTTGCAGGATCAGCCATGATTTCCGATCACCGTAGCAATGGATTTGATGTATCTACTTTGCCGCCCGAAGCCGCCCGACCCTGCGGTTTAACGGCTGGCTTCGGCTGCTCCGGTGCCTGCGTTTTCATGCTCGGCGCTTGCTTTCCAGCCATGCCCGGCCCAGATCGCGTAAACATATCTTGAACAAACGCGGCCCGCATTTCAGACTTTTGCAAACGAACAGCAGGGCTATCGCCAAATTCAGGAAAATACATTTTTTCGGCATTTGCAATTTCGTCTTTAGTGGCCGCAGCGCCGGTCGTTGATCGCAACACTGCGTCAGCGAATTCGCGTTTAGCCGCCTTATATTGACGCGCCTTAGTGTCTGAAATTGACATAGTGGGATTGTATCCGGCCAATTCCAAATCAGCCGTCACCTTGCCAGCGCGAGCCAAACGTTGCGCGTTAAGCATATCCTTTGCCTGCGCCTCAGTCATTTTGGGGGTGCCGGTAACGCCCGCCTTTTTTGATTCCAATTCAAAAGTGCGATTAGCATTTGCAATGTCGGCCTGAAGCCGCGTGGCGTCGTTGGCAATCTGAGAATTAATGCGGCGAATGTTTGCGTTCACTTGGCCCAATTCGGCCTTGGCTCGCTCAGGCGCGAGTGCTGCTTCAGCGGCGGCGGTGGTGGCTAGAGAGCCTTCGCGCTCAGCCGCAGCCTTACCCTTCGCAATCTCAGCCGGTGCCTTAGAAAAATCTATAGCCGACTGCAACAGATCCTTGCCGCCTGGCATTTGCGAAATTGTAAACCCAAAGAAATTCTTTGCAGCGTCGGGGTCATCCTTGGCGACTTCAAGCCAATTTTCCAGATATGCGGCCTCTTGTTCCTTGCCGCTGTTACGCAAGGCAGTGACCTTATCGGACATTAGCTTAATCGCGATTTCAGGCTTGCCCGCATTAAATGCGGTGAAAACCTGAGACGAATCCCGCAAGGCAGATTCCGTCGATGCCTTATCTTTCATGCTGTAAGCAGCCCGAACGGATTCAGCCTGATCCTTGGGAAGCAGCATCGAAATGTTAGCATAATCGTCAGCCGTGGCGTCTGGGCTGGATAGCTTGCCAATAGCCGCTTGAATTTCCGCCTGCCTAGCCTGCGCCGTTTTTTCGGCCTCTAGCTTTAGCCGATTGGCTTCTAGGGTTTGTTGGTTCTGGCGAATACCCATTCCCATGTTTGCGGCCTGCTCAAAAGCGGCCAGCGGGTTTTGCATAGGAATAGAATAATTAATTGGTTCTGGCATGATGGAACCTTAAATAATTGGAATTGGCGCTTGGCCGAATCCACCAAAATTACCGTAAGATGGAGTGGGCGCAACAGGTGCGGGGGCAACAACCGGCGCAACGCCAGGCTTACCAAACGTGCCGCCAAGCCCTGAGAACACGCCCAGACCGCTTGCAATCGCTTGCGGTAGGAACGATTGCCCAGCCGCCAATTGCCCGCCAGCGGTCGCCGCTCCTTGCTGTTGCAGCAAATTAGAAACGTTCGCGCCTGTTTGCATTCCGGCACTACCAACACCAGCCGCCGCATTCGCCCCGGTCGTCGTTAAACCGCCTAAATTCTGATACTGTTGTTGGATCAGCCCCGACAACAAATTAGGCCGAAATTGAGCCAATGCGGCCTGAGTGTTCCCGCCGCGAAGCCCGCCCGTGGCCGATGCGTTTTGCAACAGCGCGTTTTCGCCCTGCGCAACCATCGACGTAAATTGCGGACTCATTTCGATATTGCGGATCGCCGCCGCTTGAGCCTCTGGACCGGCCAAACCGATCAGCGCCTGTTGCGCCGATAGTGCGCCTTCGCCAGCCTGTGCGTAGGGGCCAAGCAATTTCTGCGTTAGGTCAAACTGGCGGCGCTGCTCTTCAATTCCTTGTTGTGCGGACGCGGCCTGCGTTCCGGCGGCTGACTTAGCGGCGGATGCGGCCTTAGAGCCTGCGTAAATCGTGGCCCCGGCTGTAGCTACACCAGCCACACCCACCATCGCGGCTGCGGACAATCCAAACGTCATTACGCGGCCTCCAAAACATTAACAGGCGCAGGCACAACCAAAGCATCCCATAATTTTTCAGGTGATTTTTCGTTATCGGAATTTAGGTGAAACGTCGTGACAACGGAATCGGTGATTGCAAATCCGGCCCGCTTGGAACCAGCGCCAGAGACCAGCATTGCGCCGGGATACAGCGTCTTAGGTCCGTCGTCGGACGTAACGCGGATGATTCCGAACCGCACGACGAAGAAACATTCGTTCTTGTGGATTTGCCCAGTGAGCGCAACACCCGCCGGGATGTGCATCGTGCGAGCATATAGCCCATTGCAAAATTCGTGTTCGACGGGAAGTTCAACCTGATCGGCCTGCAAAATCAGATCTTCAAGCGCAAATATAGCGGCATGATCTGTTAAGGCGTTTTGCTGCATGGTCGCGATATCGGTCATAGTCTCTCACATGGAGGCAAGAACCGCTGGCCGCTCGTCAATCTCAGCCCGCACACTATACGCGAACCTCAATAATTATCAAGACACCTCGCGGCCCGATGCCATAATCACCAGCGTAGACGCAACACTAGCCACCACCTGAATTGAATAATCCTTCGGCACCAGATGCCCGACGATTTCAGGACAGGTGTAAGTTTCACCAGGCGCAACGCCGCGAGCATCTAAAATCAGGTTACTGTTTCCAACCGATCCGCTGCCGACAACGAAATAGACCGATAGGGTAGCGTCAGCCGCGCCTGTGTTCGTCACCGTAAATTTATCGATTAGCGTTTTAACGTTGGACGCGGTGTATTCAATTGTGGTCGCGGCCTCTGCGTATTTCGGCCCGATCAGGGTTTTAACAGTTACGGTCATTGTTGCACCTGAGTAATAGATATACCAGCCGCAGGACTGGCGGGGGCGAATCCAGACGCCGCGATGGCTTTGAGCGTTACGCCAGTATCAGACGACGCCCAGTAGGCTTCGATATATTCTCCAGCCGCTAACGAAAAGAAATCAGTTTTCGCAATGGGGAAATATTGAGCATTAGCCGATAGCGTTACCGCAAGCGTCGTGTTCGCGATATTCACGCCATTTTTTCGAAACCAGATGAAAACGTTTTTGCTGCTCGCGTTGTTCGATATGACTTGAGCATGAAACGCGAACGAATATAGGCCCACATTCGCCGCCACGATCCGCGAGGCTGGCGTTCCAATGCTAACCCCATTACTGGAATCGGTGACGTTAAACGTGATCGCTTCGGCGGTGTTAATCACCGCGATAGACTGATCAGCCGTCTTGGCGAAATCACCGTAGTATAACTGTTGCTCAATTGTCGGGCGCACGAAAATCTCGCCCACCGTGGAAGATACCGTCAGGACCGCAGCCATAGGAACCGCGACGTTCGGTGCCGTTGGTTTAACCTTAGTCAGCCCACCCGCAATCGTAGTCGATGCGTACAGGATATCACCCACGGCCCAAGTTTCGCCGTAAAGTGATCCAGTTGTATTCAAATCTCGTACATTACCCCACACCGTCACCAGACCGCGAGCGCCTATCGCAATATCCTGCGTCAGAATGCCCAGCGCGTACAAACTGGGCTGCGTTCCGTTCGCGATATAATTCGTCGCCGCAATCGTGTTTAAGGATGCCCCGCCAAATCCAACGCAGCGACCATTAACCAGCATCGCGCCTGTGTTGTTGATGACTTGAACGTAGGTTTCCTGCCCAACTTGCTGCGTCACGCCGTTGGTATGGTGAATATTCAACGTGTCGTCTGTAGCGTTCCAAGCCAATCGCCCAGGCTTATCGACGTGGCGCGGGTTTTGATCAAAATCAATATAATCAAAATATGGCGTCGGATTAACAGACGGTGCCGGATCGGTGATCGCGAGCTGATACGGATCAGACGCGGCCTCTGTAGCTGAATCAATCAGCGTCTCGAATTGCTTAATCGTCTCATGATCAGGCAGAAATGCCGCAAGCTGATTACGGGTAAGTTTTAGCTGGGCCATTAGTTCGCCAACGGCTCAATCGCCGCCTCTAGCCGCAGGAACGATAGGTGTGCCTGTGAATCGCCCCTGAAGCGTTGTATGCGCCAGTTTCGCATAGCGCCTTGACGGAACCACCGCAGACGCTTTGCGCGGTCTCCCTGCGCCCCTACGCGAATATAGTTGTCTTGGCTCCAAGTCTGCCCGTCCAGCGAATAGGACGTGGCGATCTGGGGATTCAGACCGAACGCAACCCGACCCGTGAGACTGACAAGTTCCAGATCATAGATGATCGCGCCTCGCCCGTCGTTGTACAGGATCAGCGTTCCAAATTCCCACCGTGCGATATCCCCGTATAGCGATGAAATCGTATCGGACAGATAGCCCACGTTCGCCGCAGCCGTATCACCCACCAGCCATTTATCGTAGCACCAGACTAGATTTTTCGCCCGATACTCAGAGAACCCGGCAATTCCAGACGTAAGCGTAAACCATACAGGCTGGCCCAGCGCCGATGATGCCGCCGCGTCGTAAACGATGGTTCGATCTGGAAGGTGAATCCAAAGGTGTTGATGGCCCTCGTCCGCCTTGGTTTCCATCTTCACACTAGCTAGGTCGTCTTCGGAATAGGTTTTTAATAGCTGCTCGATTTCGCGTGTGGCAATTTTAACCGTACCCGCATTCGCACCTAAATAGACCGAAATCGTTTCATTGCGACCCGATCCAAGAAACGCCACTGCGTCGATATAAACGCAACAAGCAAACGTGCCGACGGTGCCTTTCATAATCTGTGCGCCCTCGACCCGTGCGAACGGGAAGAAATCGCCGCCGACGTTGTCGAACACCTCAATGGTGTTTCGGTTTAGCGCGTAGACCTCGTTGCGTACCTTTAATAGTGCCGCCACCGGATCGGGATCGGCTTCGGATGATCCATATTTCAGCGGGTTAACTTGCGTCGGATCGTTCAATTCGGTGACGATCAGCGATTCGCCATCCGTGGTCATAAAATAACCATCGACCCAAACAACGTCGATCACTGTTCCCAAATCGGGATCAGTCACTAGGGTGAGCGTGGTTCCATCCCAATAGTACAGCGACCCGCTAGACGCCACCGCTAGACGGTCAAACGAATAGTCGAACGTAACCAGCCCAGACCCGCCAACGTCGCCCAGTATCGAAACTGAGCCGTCTGCGGCCACTTTAACCAGCTTGGTTCCCATGACGCGGTAACACTCGCCGCGCCAGTTGATCCCGCCTCGGTCAATACCTGGCCCCGCTCCGAACGTGACGATACCGTCAGCTGGCCTTAGATAACCAGCCGATATGCCCGACGTTGTTGGAACCGGAATCAGATTGACGGGATACGATGTGCGAATATCCGGACCGTTGTCGGTGTAAATTCCGTTTAGGATCGGAATCTGCGTCACGGTTAGATACCGCCTTCGCCCGTCTGAATATACAAAGTCGTGCCTGTTGCCGAGATATGCGCCAGAGTGTCGTCGCCGTCGCCCTTGGTAACGACAATCTCGCTGCCGGCACGGACTGGCATATCCGCCGTAGTCGCCGTCTGAGCGCCAGCGCCGATCCGCACGAAGCAGATGTTTGCGCCGTTGTTCACCAGTCGAACTGACTTGGCTTGCGAATCCAGCGCGACAGACGCTGAAGCGGCGGCGGGGGTTGCCGTAAGGTTTACACCCCGGCGAGGCTGAAAGGCTGCTTTGATGGACATAGCGTTTCCTATGCTACCCGATACCAAGCCAACGTATCGGCACGGAATCGCAGGGTGAAGAATGAATTAGCGGTTAGTGTGGTTGGTGCGCCGATCACAGACGCGCCGTTTCCAGCGACCGTCAACGCGGTGACAGCCTGAGAACAGTTGACCTGAACGATCTGCCCGCCTTCGACGTCGTTAACGAACGGCAGCGTGATTGTGCCTGTGGCGTAAACAGCGACAGGGGTGATAATCAGCCAGGTTCCCGCGACCGTGACGCTGATATTAAACGCTGTCGCAGCTGGGGACGCGGTTTGCGTTACTAGGCCATCGTTAACCGACACAGCGCCCGTCAGATAGGTTTTCAGCGTCGCTGCCGAAGCCTTGCGTGCGTCACCGTCGCCACTCGACCAGATCGGGATTAGATCCGATGCGGTGACAGTATCGACAGCGGTAAGTTGGTTGATCGTAGGCATGGCGTGACCTTACGGTAAAATGGGGTTTTCGTCTAGCGGCACGGGACTGACGAATTCGTCAATGGTTTCGTCGTAAATCATGCCAATTCCAGCATACCGACCACGGAAATTGCCGTTGTAGCTCGTCTGCACCCACTGGGCAGGCTCAAGCCCGCGAAGGGTGTCGAAGTCCTCAAGCCACTTGATGCCGAGTTGTTCGTTCTCTGGCGTCTCAAGGATGCCGTTATCCACCACGATAACCTCGGTGACGATGTTGGCAGCGTCTAGCCTTGCAAAATGTGCCATTACACCCTCGCTCGAACGCGGATGATAACTACGCCGGAGCCGCCTGCGCCGCCGCTGCCACCACCGCCGCCGCCTGTGTTTGCAGTCCCATCAAGCGTAGCATTAGCGCCTCCGTTAGAGCCAGTGCCGTTGGTTACACTGCCTAGTGCGCCGCCGCCGCCGCCGCGACCAGTTGAGGTGCCAGTAATAATAGAAGTTTTTCCCACCCCACCGCTACCCCCAATCCCGGTTGATGCGGGATTACCAGCACCGCCAAGGGCACCAGCGCCGCCACCACCGCCGCCGCCGTACAAAAGGGCACTAACTGAGTCTCCCTGTCCGCCCGCAAAGCCTTGGCTTGCGGTGCCCGCACCGCCTGCAACGGTATTAGGGCCGGGGATACTCGGGCTTCCGCCCGATCCACTTCCGCCAAGGGTGCTATTAGCGCCTCCGCCCCCGCTTGTGGAAATTAAAGATGCAAGGGAGCTTGAAATTCCTGAAGCAAACCATGCGCCTCCGCCACCGACTGTAATTGCGTAGGTTTGTGCCAACACACTTAAGCCGATGCCGTCCAAATAACCACCCGCACCGCCGCCTGCGGTGTTGCCACCTCCGCCTCCGCCAGCAATAACAAGATATTCAACCTTGCTGCCTTCGGTCGGATCAGGACCAAGCGATCTAACGGTAAACGTCCCCGAAGCATTAAAAACATAAACGTCGTATTTCCCAACCGCCAGCGGAGACACCGAAGCGGAAACCGACATATACGGATTAGAAACCTTTTTATTCCCGCTCATATTCTGCGAGACCATGCCAACAGGCGCATATGCAGCCTGCCGGTTCATCATCTTTTGGGCGAGCATGGCGGGGGCGTTTTGCATTAGTAGGCGTAACCTTCAGCGCGGAACACGATGCCGGTGTTTGTGACGCCGATGGCGACCCAGAGGCTTTCAGCAGACGACAGGATCAGCGGTGCCGCGTCGGTGTAACCGAAGTCGATCACGGTCTGGGCGGTCGTGGCTGCGACGGTGTAAGCCGCCATTAGCTTAGAGCCGATGAATTTCTTAGTCGTGCCGCCGTCAGCCGAGACGTAAAGCTGAAGCTCAGTCGCCGACACCGTAGCCCGCGCTAATGCGGTGATCTTCTGCATTCGCGCACCGTTGGTTTGGGCGGCGAGAAGCTGAACGCTGTTGGTAGGTGTATCGGTGTAGGTCGTGTTTGCCGTGGTCGCAACGGCAGTCGATGCGATAGGCGTTTGAGGCGTAACGATTGAATTTGGCGTGACGGCCATGATTTATCTCCTAGAGTGCCGCCGCGATGGCGAAGGTTAGCGCAACGGACGCCAGCGGCACCGTCAGACCAGTGAGTGCAGTGATATCGGAGTTAGAGCCAGACGCAGCCGCGCTGATAGCCGTTCGCCCAGCCGCAGCCGTAGCAGCGATAAACAGCGCCTTGCCCGTGGTGGTGGCTCCTAGTGCGTCCTGCGCCGCTGTGGTGGTTGCCGCAACGAATACAGCCTTACCAACCGTGGTGGCTCCTAGTGCGTCCTGCGCCGCTGTGGTGGTTGCCGCAACGAATACAGCCTTACCAACCGTGGTGGCTCCCAACGCCGTCTGGGCTGCATCTGCCGTCGCCGCCTTAAAAACCGCTTTACCAACCGTAGTGCCGCCAAAATTCGTCAGCGCACCGTCAGGCGTGCTCGCACCCGTTCCGCCGCCTGGGATAGTCAGACCGATACAGTTAATCAGGTTTCCGTAAGTAGGCGTTCCGATATCAGGCGTGATCAAAACGCAATTCGTAAACGTCGCGTTCGTAAACGTTGCATCTGTCAGGACATACGTTTTAATCACCGATAGCGCAGCCTTGCGAGCGTCGCCGTTATCAGTCGAATAAACCGGAACCTGATCGGTGTCAGTGACCGACGAAACCGCGGTGAGTTGTGAGATTGTCGGCATTTAAAATCCTACTCGAAAACAATCTCGCCATCTTCGCCAGCCAACAGAGGCTCGCTTGGAGGCTGGAAAAACGGAAAGTCAATGTTCCAAGACTTCTGACCGGCACCAACCGGAAGCGTCTGTGGGAATTGCATTTCGGCAGGCATTGCGGCGCGAGACATAAGCGTATTGTAAGCCATGCGGCCCGCTGCGCTCGTTTGTAAGGAGATTGCCTTACCGTAACTGGGCGACAACCGAAGCGCCAGGTTAAGAATGATTGCCTCGTTGGCGGAATCTGGAACGCCAGTGATAGTGTCCAGATCGGAATCGTCAGGGTTAGACGTGAGCGGATAACCAATACGAATCCCGATAGCGTTCCAAGCGGCAAGCATCGAGTCCATGCGGCGCACTGCGCTTTGCATCTGCTCTGGAGATAGGTCAAAGACGTAATCGGCCAGGCCGATTTCTTCGAACGCCGCTTCGACGAATTGCCGCTTGGAGTAGCTCATTTCTTGGCCTTAGCCTTAGCCTTTTTGGCAACACTAAGCGCAATAGCGATAGCTTGCTTCTGAGGCTTATCATGTGACATTTCGCGCTTGATATTGGCGCTGATCGTCTTAGCAGAATAACCTTTTTGCAAAGGCATATCAAACACCCTTCATAAATGATTGGGGAGAGCCGAAGCCCTCCCCCGCCATATTAGGTCTGCGAGAACAGCATGATCCCGGACATTTCGGGTTGCTTATTCACAACACCAAACAAGGTATCAAGGCGATACTTGGTCTTCATGGTGTTGATATCATACTGCTTCTGCATGACCAGTTCAATTCCCTGATCAGTCGTAGCCCGCATGACAGCCGCACCAGCGTCAGTTGGCACTGCATAACGGCCTGGGAGGATTTCCAAGCTGTCCTTTTGCCAGAACGGATTGGCGTAACCGGCAACGGTGTTCAACCAAGTAATCGCAGCCGTGGCCGACTTAGAAGTCACGGTGCAGTTTTGGTACTCAGCGGAAGCATCGTTGGCGACCTGATTGGTGATCAGCGGGGGCGAAATCACCAAGGTCGTCCCAGACGGAACCGAGATAACCCGGAACGTTTTCAACTGGCCGGTGCTCTGCTTCGTGATTGCATGGACGTTGAACACGTTTGCAACGGTGAAGCAATCGCCAGCAACAACGCCAGCGGTGGCCGAGACGGTGACGGTCTGATAGCGGTTGTCAACGTTCGCGGTTTCGCCAGTGCCTGCGGTCGAGGTGGCCTTGGGGATGTAGTAGTTGACGGCCGCGTCGGCGGTGCTGATCGTAATCACGCCACCACCAGCGGCGGTGATGCGGTTAGCATAGTCCAGCTTATAGGTGCCGAACGATGCGACTTCACCAACGAAAGCCTTCTCATAGGCGCTGTTGGACTTCGGATTGCCGAACGAACGCGAGGCAACCTGAAGGTTGGACGCCATGCCGTTATAATCGCGAGTCGAGAGCGCGAGGTAGCGGTCATAAGCGGGGACGCCGCCTTCGTTCATGATGGCTTCGGCTTGAGCCACATCGTCGAAGCCGGAAGCTGCGGCGGTGCGCTTGACAACCAGCGTGCCTTGCAAAGACGCAACGCTCATCAGAGCAACGTTGATATCAGATGCAAGCTTTTGCTTGGCAGCATCGCCCAAACGCTTTTCTTGCAAGGCGTCGCGCAGTTCGGTAGCGGTCAGGATGAACGGAACCGACTTGCTGAAGCCCAGAGTCGCGGGAACGGCAAGCTGCGTGAAGTCCTTAAAGTTCGACGTCATATCGGTGCCAGTGAAGGACTGGGCGATATAGGGTTGCGGACGCCAGATAACGTTGCCGGTCCGCTCCATCATGGTCGAATCGGTGTTGTAAACTGCGACGTTCTTGCTCAGAACCAGAGCGTCATTGAAGCCTTCGAGGATCTCCTCAAAAGCGACCCGCTCTTCCTTACTAAATGCGTTAGCCATTTCTCAGTGTCCTATTTTTGTGCTTCGCGCTGTTGACGCTTGAATGCCATCACCTTTGATAGGTCTCCGGTCTTTTCAGCCTCTGCGCGTAAGCGTTCCAATTGATTACCCACCGCGCCTGAAACTGCGCCTGTTCCACGAACAGTGCCTTCAGGTGGTGGGGGCGATTTGCGGTTACTGACTTTCAACTGCGTCTCCAGTTTTGCGACCGCGAAAGAAAACCTAACAGGGTCTGTAATCGAGCCGAGTTCCGCTGCTTTCTTTGGGTTTTTGCCCAGCGCATAGATCACAAGTGCGGGATTTTCCGCACCCTGCAAAATGATGCCCTGTTGGGTTACGCTAAGTTTTTCCTTGGACACGTCTTCCGCATCTTCGAAATCCTTGACCTTTAATTCGGTCTTGGCCTTACCGTAGTTATCCAATCGGGCTTGCCATGCCTTTTGCTGCTCACGTTGATCAGCTTCGGCCTTGGCTGCTTGCTCGTCGACCTGGCGCTTGCGCTCGTACCAACCAGATAGCTTTTGCTCGAAATCGTCAGCGTCATAGTCGGAATCTTCAAGTGTTGGCTTGCGGCCCAGATCGACGGTCTTAACCGGCTCGACGTTGGCCTTCAGCTTCTCTTCAAGTTCCCGATTCTTCTTCTGAAGGTCTCGGTGATTTTTACGCAGTTCGCGGACCCATTCCGGCGCTGCGGTATTCTCGTCGGCGGGGGGCGGTTCCTCGCCAATGGTAACTACGAT